TAGAGAACTCTTCAATAAGAGGAAAACTCTAATAAAAACCCCAATATTTAATCAGTGACAGGCAAACCCATGATATAAAAACCACGGAAACCTGACATCTGCATATCGTCTCCAAAAGCTCGATATAAATAATAACTTGAGGTTGTGTTTATCTCAAACCCCGCCCGTATATAACGGACCGCTTGAGATTCAACATCGCTTGAATCATTGTAACCAAACAAAGGTTTAGCAGCAATAGTATTCATATAATTAGGCACACGTATTGGCTCACAGTGTTGTGACAAGACATATGGCCTAGCAATCTGGTTCTGTAATATAGATGGAAGGGAAGCAATCCCTGCATCCATCCACATCTTAACGGCAGTTCTACCGTTTAAATTGGTACCGTCAGATGAATGAATCAAAAATCTGACAGAACCACGGACCCATGCATAGCTAGACATAATCATATCACCAACGTTGGAATAAAACGCTGTAGCTGTATCACCAGTACGATGTGCGATAACCAAATGATTGGGTACATAATAATACTTTGAACCTGTATTAGAAGCATCTTGCACCAAATAATATGGGTTACCTAACGTTTTCAAAGATTTAACATCTTCTCCAATCGTCAGAGCAGCCTGGTCCGGTGTTTCCACCATATCAGACGTTGCGATAACCCCATCATTGGCAGCAGTGTGTTCCCACATACCCATTTGAGCCGTAACTATTACTGGCTCTTCCGCTAAACTAGTGTTTACAATGTTTCCTGAATTCACAACAGGCCTAACAAACCTTGGAACTGCAAACTGAGCATCACTTCCCATAGACATAAAGGTCAAAATGTCTATGCTATTTGAGACTGTGTTGGATGTGCCTAATGGGTTGACCACATAAACTGATACAACTCCATTATAAGATCTGGTATACTCTAATCCTTCAGTGAGCGTATAACCTGACTTTCTCCACGACATCAAATACTGTGTCTGTGGACAATAAGGAACTTCAAAGTCAATGGTATCACTTTCGGATATATCCCAAATGATCTTAAATGCATAAGCCTGGGCGTCGGCATAAGAACTAGCCGATCCAGTCTCAACTGCATTAGGTTTCCAAACAATCATCAACCGTCCAACATGGAATTTAGTCTTAATTACCTTAAGGTGGTACTTCATAGTACCCCTCCAGTAATCAAAAAAGAAAGCCACACCTCCACAAACGGTTGGTTGAAAATACTCTGTTTGCGCCTCAGTAGTTGGAAGACTGTTCTGAAGAGCAATTTGTGTGGTCGTATCACCTCCGATATCACCGGAATTTGGCGATACAGGCCACCAGGCTAACAATGTTCCGACAGTATCACTTGAACTATAAGCGACATTGCCGAACCACGATTGCCTACTAACTAAAAATGGTATCGACATTTCATCGTAACCCGATGGCGATATCGCATTTGTAGGAATAATCTCATTATCCACGTCCACTGACAATGGTGATGAGACATCTATTCCGTTACCTCCAGCCATATAGGCTTGAGCTACTTGACGGAAATTCTGATATTGTTTAGTATTAACCAATACAGAATAACCAAATTGTGAAACAACTTTGGCTGCCGTCGAAGAAACAATGGAGACAGGATAGGCAAACTCTCCTATCGCCGGAATAGCATTCCCCAAAAACGAAGCACCTGCAGCCACAGTCTCCAAGATCGAAGACAATTTGAAAGATGTTTTCTCTTTCTTAACTGCATCTGTTTTCGGTTCACTTTGAACTATCGGATTTGGTGCATCTAACACTGGTTCAGGTGCACTCCCTTCTTCAATATCACCCATTTGGGCGATAAATAAAGGTGGAGTAGCATTCAAAACATTGTTAGTTACACCAGGTGGACCAAGCTCCACATCTTCATAATGCAAATATACATTAATGTTGATGGGTGCTAATGTACCATTATAATTGGGACCAAAAAATGAACGCAATTGTATAGTACCAGGGTCACCACCTATTCCTGAATAGACATACTTATGATCTGTAGTAAGATCATAACTAGTAGCAACTTGAGTAAATGGAACTCTAAAAACTGCTTGTTTCTCAGCGTAATCTACTATTAAATGTTGACGTTGTGTATACACACGCGGATCATTACTTCTATAGATTTCATCGCTATCAGCCTGAATATCGCCAGGTTGGAAACAAAACAGTAAACATCCTGCAACAGCAGGTGGAGCATTAATCACAAGAGTTAAGACCGTGGTCGCACGAATCATAGTAACTCCTTGTAATTTATCTACCCAAAGTTGCTGAGATCTAAGCATGCCCATACAAGGTATTTGTAACAGTAAATTACCGGGATAATCACCTGCGACAATAGTCCTGGAATAGATAGAGACTGGACGATTCAAAAAGCTAATAATAGAAGGATCATTATCAACACTCCTAGGCAGAGTGGACAAAATTCTAGTCTTAACTTCTTGAACATTCCTTTCTTGCGGGTCTTCACTAGCACTAGAAAAGCTAGTAGCTCCCGCAACGAGGGACAACACCTTGTCCTTTACACTTGCATTCTTCAAACTCATAATTCATAAACCTGTCTAACGTTGACAGAAATCGGGTATTAACGATACCAAACGTGACTTACGATAGCCAACATCCTCAGATTTTACGTACCTGAGATAACGGGTAGATAATACTCCACTACCGGAGGGACTATGCAGTTAATTGAACCACGAAAAGAAACCCTGTTCCTTCAACTTAACATCAGACTCAGATTGATTACGAGCATCAACATAAGACATCAGTTTAATATCGGAAAAAGGTTTCAATATTCCATAAACTGCATTGGTCCACTTTTCATAGGTTGAGATATCATATCTACTCAACTCTAATGACATACCTCTGAAAATGCCAGCAAAATGAGCATCAAGTTTTGTACTGCGAATCAGTGTCAACTTTTTCCCATCGAAAGAAACAAACTCTCTTGGGATATTTGCTAACGGTTTCAGAATTGATGCCAACTCGAGTTTTGCAGAAAATGAAATGCCGTCAAATCCATAACTCCTTTTGAGGAACACACATTCCTCAAACTTTTTGAACAAGGGGTTTGAATAATTCTTTGCATCCTTATTACCACTAGTAGCGGTAATACCCATTTTGTCATACGCTGATATAATATCACCAATAGTGATAGAATATTGTGACAAAAGAGTTGGATGCACAGAACCGACGACATCATCTCCTCCTACAACAACACGAACTCGATCCAAAACCTCATCAATCTCTTTATCGCTTTGATAATCTATTTTTGTAATATACACAATGGCTGATAGAAACATCAACTGAGCGATAAGACAATTGATAAGAGACGTTGTAAATTCTCCAGATGCAATACCTCCGTCAGAAACGGTAAACAGGTTATTTTGTTTAAAACCCTGCAAAGTATCACTAGCCACATTAAACGAAGTGGTAGTAGCATCGAAGTATCTACGTAACAAAAAGCGGTGGGATGGGAATAAATCACATAACATGTGCTTAACTCTCAATGTCAAATAACGATCTGAAGTGACATCTTGAGCCTTAACATCAATGTCAGTGAAACATTCTTCATCAGGGCCAATAATTAGATTGGGCATATCTCGAAAATGCAACCAATCATACATGCGGGGGGCATCCTTTATAGGATTAATACAATTCGCAATGCCACCAGTATTCTCGATTTGGTTATTATTAAAATATAACACGGCTGATCCTAGAATCTGGCGGCTTAAAACCTTATCCTGCGTAGTCATAGCATTAATGACACGCATCCTTCCTTCACGATACTTTCGCAGCTTCATAAGTTCATCCTTAATAAACTGCTTAGTTGGCGTACGAAAAACTGGTCGATTGGGATCTCTGATTGATTCCATAAACTTCTCCATATCATGCCTAAAAATGGCACTTTGAACAAGTTGTCTGGTTGCACTCAAATCTCCTTTCTTCCGAATCTTACCATACTGCAAACCTGTCGACGAGTCAAAATTAATGTGTTCCAAACTATTGAAACCATCAATTGCCTCATCTAACGAAAGTATCTTATAATCAAACTGCGTAGAATTCTTATAATAACGACGTTGCATATATCTCTTAACTGACTCTAATAATGGATCTGGAAGGTCATTTCCCTTCCTATCAGTACTAAGAGCATATGCTATTTTATAGGGCGAACGAAAACACTCCTCAGTGTGTTGATGCTTTTCATCTTCACACACCTTAGAGTAATCAAATAACTTAGTTGGAACTTGTGCATCTTCGGGCAATCCATCCTTCGGTTTAGGATGAATGTTGACTCCTGCCTGTGCTAAGGCAGAACCAATAAAATAAGCATAGTTGCTAGTATGCTCATCTGCGTAACCATTCTGGGCATTGACAATAACGAACTTAGTGGACTGATTTGGACTTGTCATAGATCCAATCTCAGTCATATTTGCAAAAATAGACTTAATATCACTGTTCACATCGGTAGTGAACTCCTTACTTCCAGGGCCAATCAAATCAATAAAGGTACAGGACATACCCAATTGACGAAGTCCATCTTCCAATATATTCTGAGTAATAGGTACAATGGACGAAGTACCTCTAGTATCACTACCACAATGTATTCCCATAACAGGAGAATTGCAGGCGATAGTATTATCACGATATATTGGGGATCCACAATTACCAGCTGTTGCCTGGTAATTGGAAAAGTAAACGTGACCTCCTCCTTGAACATTAGCATACGAAACCAATGTCAACTTCCTAGAATCCAAAAATGACGAAATTGTGCTATGTCCAGCACTATTAAATAACTTAGCTACGATACGTATATTTGCATCTCCTTGCTTCACATTAGGTAAGACGGCATTTGTCATGTCATCCTTAGTCCAAAACTTCTTCAAAGCAGGGGACTTATGAACAACTGGAAATGGATGCAGTGACACATCCAAAATACAAGCATCTAATCCTTTACCATCACACGACAAAAAAGCCTTTTTAAGGTGGCTTAAACCTCCTTTGATAACAAAACGAACGTCTCCACTCACTCTCTCAATGTAAGCATCTCCCTTCCAAGAACTAACAAAATGGTTTGGAACCAGTAATGCACCAGTAGATATCAGGGTGCCTATGCCAGCATAAACACGATTGCCGTTAGGCAAAACCTGAAACATACGGTACATTGCTTTTTCCATTCCATTTGAAACTGACTCAACATTAGGTGTACTCGTTAGAGTATTAACACCAGGCTGATGTTGATCGCCGATTTGTGCGTCTACGGTCCAAGACTTCAAAAATTCACAAATCAACGTAGTTCCATAATATCCGATAGCAAATCCCAAAATAGACATGAGTGTTTGATTCTCACAAAACGCTAGAACATAACTCCACATATCTAATGCGGCATTCTTAATACAGTGAAACAAATAAGTGGTACTTTCAAAATGTGCAAACATAATTTCAACAAAATTTTCAATAGTTTTGGCTTCTATCGCAGCCTTAGAAAGATCCGTGAAAAATCTCTCTTCATCAAAGCCACCAGCTCTGATGTAATCTTCAAAATGGCGTCGATAAAAAAATAAATAACATAAATTAGGGTTCATAACGTAAATGTGCCTAAACGCTGTGGCAAACTTGCCAGATGGCTCAATTTTCCGAGAGCCCAGACTTATAATAGCACTTCTCAATGCAATTTCAACATCAGCAAAATCCTTAAGCTTAGAAACAATAATATCGTCGTCAAGTCCACCAGACTGTGCAAAAACTCCAAGTGGTTTGATACCACCAGAAATCTTCTCACAATCTTGTACAGCCTTAACATAGCGTGCAGCACTTAAATTAAGCGCCGCAATAAATTTAATAGAATAATCATACAAAGTAATAAAAGCAGTATCAATAGTAATTTTACGTGTAGAAGCAGAATAAATAGGATGGAAAACCATAACGGCTCCCCAATAATAACATAACGGTTGCTGCGGATAGTAATGTGCCATCAATGCTCTAAACATCTTAGCATATTTTAAATCCTTGGAGGTAGATACGGTCAAACCTCTCTTCAGCGACAAACCAACAAAATTATTAGACTTAAATTCTTCAAAATTTTCTTTCAAATATTCCTCAAATGTAGGCATGGACTTATTCTCTTCTTGTACGACGAAAAGTCTATTATACCAATAATCAACAACTTCAGCATTTGGAACGCGAATAACTGCTTTATGGTGCAGTGGGAAGCGACGGTACATCGCTTCAGGTGAATGCGCGTTCTTCGGTGCAATATCTTCAACATTGGTAGAGGCAGCTACAACAAGGGAATTAAAAAATACTCTTCCTTTTTCTTCGACTCCAGGCATATTTAACGGATAAGGTTGATCTCCCATACATGATGCCAGAATTCCTGACGTATCGCCAGTGGCTGATTCTGTATCATTTTGCAACAAATCATCGATCATTGCAAATGGTTGATTCATGTAGTTAGAGAAAAATGCATCAGTTAAATTAAGTGAATAAATAGTGGCTGTCAGCTTATCAACCATGTTAGTTAAATTTTTATAATATTTTTCTTGATAAACAGGCGAATGTTCAATGTAATTCATAGTCAAGTGAGCTAAATACTTATTAATAAATATAGTTTTTCCAACCCCGGGATCGCCATAAAGGCACACGCCAACAGGATCGGGGCGTAATGCTTTCATAACATTACCAGAACGGGTTTCTTTTTCATAAATAATAAACGATAATTCTTTAACAATACGATTATAATATGGGTCAACAACAACGGGTTTTCTCTTGTGTAATTCTTGATAAATACTCTTAGCAATAGAAATTTCTGCATCGTCACCTGACATATTGCACCTAGTTATACACGACGATGCAACAACAAGCAACTCATCCAACGATATTTTTGCAAATTCATTAGGAATAAATACTTCTTTTGCAGCTTTCATAAGCGTAACAATAACTTCATAAATCGTCTTTGAGCCAAACGACAAATTGCGCAAATAGGTTGACCATTTGCTTAAATTAGAAATAATATACTCACAATCTCTCATTGTGCTACCAAACATAAACAATAATCCCAACATTCCAGGCAACATGCTAGTTGTGGATTCACCTCCTTGAGCAAAGATGACATTGGGCATAAAAATAGATAACAACTTAGAAAACTGAGTGCTAATATAAGAAACGATCTTGGAACCATTGATGGCTAAATAACACACCATCACAGTAAATGCAACAAATTGTAGTACAGTAACACCTCGGGCTGACTCAATCACTTTAGTGACCAAGTTTGAGATCTTATCATACATTGATTCAAGCTTAAATTCACTCAATAAATATCTTATAACATTCTTGACTTGTTCGGTACAAGAAGTTATACCTTCAAACAAACTGGAACAAATAGATACTGGTAAACTTATAATTTTCAACAAAATTCCTTCTAACCATTCAATTGTTTCGGTAACTGGAGAAAGCACACCTTCGGTGGCGGCTTTTCCAATTCCCTTAACACTTGATTGGACAGCAGGGTCAGACAAAGAGCTAGTTACAACTTCAACTATGAAATCACGAACGACTCCAACAGTTGCGTTATAACAACGAGTAATAAAGCCAGATTGAGCAAAAGTCTGTTTAATTCTGCAAACATTCTGCACTGATGACCACCATCCTCTAAAAGGCATGATGTTATAATGAGCGTGCAGAAATTTACGAAATTCAACAAATATTGCAGGGGGTTCAATAAAGTACAATTTACCACGACGCGAAATTACTCCGTAACTCGCATCAATAATAAACTGTCTCATAACAGGTTTGGGAAGTGTATAATTAGAAGCTCCAATCGCATTTCCTCGTGAATCATTAAGAACAAATAATTCACTTTCACGTTCTAACAAACTTTGAGACACTTCATAAACAATAATGTACATGGTATAAAGCACATCTTGCATACTCATATGTCTCTTAAAAGGAACACGATGAACATCACATAAATGCATAAACGCAGGGCTATCCTTGGGTTTTTGCATTAATACAACTTCACCAGGGGCATAATCAATCATCCTGTCTAAAATCTTGCCAGCCAATGTTAAAAAATTGACATCTAGATTATCAAAAGGATCATATATTTGGGCGCTATCCCAAATTCCGTAGGTACAGGCGCTATCCTGTACTTCACTGGGGCCGTTTCCGAGTACGGCAGTACACTCCTGGGCGCTACCACAGGACTCGTATTGGGCTTGATTTGGTTTTGGTGTTCTTTCCATATTGGGGTTGTAAGTTTTTGCGAGAAACCTACAAAACTTCTTATTTTTGGTATTTCTAAGTGGAAAGATCTTAATAAATACTATATTACTTATATCCAAATAATGTGCTTCATATCTTACACACAGAAAGCATATAAGCAACAAACAAATGAATATAAATAAAGAATAAGAATACTAATATGTTAATAAATAAATGTAAAGTCAATAATTATTCATCAAACAGATCAAATAATATCATCATATGGGTCGCACTGTAGACAACATACAATAGATAAACAGATGAAATAATGAATCATTATAATTAAGGGTACTCAATAAATTAAAGTCAGAACATACGTTCTG